ATTATAACTAAGAAAGGTTCTAAATTAAATTATCAAAGTGATAATGGTCAATACTATGGTGAAAAAACACAATTAAATAATTATAGTAGTTATAAAAGTTTTAATAATCTAGCTGAAGCTGAAGTTGCTTTTGGTGATTTAACTGATGGAACTAAAGGATACTTTAATAATGTATTTAATATAGCTAATAGTATGACTGGTGATTTAAAGAATAAAGAATTAGATAAATTATTACCTAGAATTTCTAGTACTTCTGATAAAGTATTTAATAATTTAATGAATCAACCAGACTTTAGTAAAGATGTTTTAGATAATGTAGAGTTTTATAAAGAAGCTACTAAGACTACTTTACCTGAAGGTTCTAATGTAGTAGTTAAAAATGGTATGGTTTATGCTCCAACAGATGCTAAACTTAATAATAATTTAACTAGAGTTAATGAATACATTAAGATACAAGCTAAACTACGAGGAGAAAAACCTAGTTCTATTGTAGATGAAATACTTAAAACAGACTTTCCTATGCTTAATACAGGTTTAAAAGTAGATACACAAGAGATGACTACTGAAGCTACGCCACCTACTGTAGAAGCTAATACAGAATTAGAACAAGCAAAAGAGTGGTTAAAAAATAATCCAAATGACCCTGATGCTGAAGCAGTACGTAAAAAAATAGAATCTATGTCATGAGTGAATTTAATGTTAAATCTTTTTTAGGAATAGATAAAAATTCTAAATTTGATGTAAAAGTTTTTTTAAAAAAAGGTAAACAAATTGCATCAGAACTTTATCAAGATTATTCTTTTGATACACCTCAGCAACAAGAAGATTATAAAACGATAGTTAAGTTTTGGAAAGATAAAGGATATAGTAATTATGCTATTGCAGGAATAGTTGGCAATCTTGACCATGAATCAGGTAATACTTTTGATTATACAAAAGAACAAAGTAGTGATGGTCCAGGTCGAGGGATAGCACAAATGGAAAAAGGAGGTATGTTTGATAGATATAATTCTTGGCTTAAAACAAATAAACAAGAAGATTCTTTATTAGGTCAATTAAATTATATACATGGAGCTATTGAAGATAATTTAGGATTTGATGAGTTAGGTAGTGGAAATGCTAAAAAACTTAGAGAAGGATTAAAAAATGTACAATCTGTTGATGAAGCTACAACACTAATGCAAAATATCTTTTTTAAACCAGGTAAACCTAATTTAGAAAGACGTATTGAGTTATCAAATAGGGTTTATAAAGAATTAAATGGAAACAAGTAAGTCAGTAATACTACATGTTATTGCTATATGTATGGCAGTAATTGGAGGGGACTATATTGACCCCCTCAAATTAGGTAAATCTAAGTTTGATACTACAGAGTTTGTAGCTATCTATGAAGACTGTAAAGTTACCAGACAAATTTCACGACATTAACAGGTATCTTTAACTTTTGAGCATATCTAATTGCATACTGTGTACCATGACTTTTAGTATCCCAAAGGGCTAATACATGGTCAGCATTGTTTATAATCTGTTTAGTACGTATAAAGAAGTGTTTACTATCAAAATTAGCTACAGGGTCTAGTAGATGATAAGGTAGAAACCTTACTAAATCTATATTATGAGACTCTGCATAATGACTTACTGCAGTGTCTGGACCTCTAGCAGCACCTATTAGTATGCATGTAGGATTAAGTTCCTTTACTGCTTTATCCACGGTTTTAAGAGTCCAGGCATCATCTTCAATACTTCTACTTCCTATGATAGCTAACTTCATTGTGGATACCACGCACATTGTATTCTTATAACAAACAAATCAATTAGTAAATAACTTATTGGTACATCATCTACTATTGCATCAGTAAACTCGAAGCCAACATGGACTCCGAGTATAGGATAATAACTAAATCTCACAAGAACCTCCAGTACACGCTAGTGTCTGACTACCTTCAGTATTATCATCTTCTTCAATAAATGAAGTCCAGTCTATATGTTTAGGTGTTTCTTTAAGTAATGCATTGTATTCTTCTTTAGTTGCATCTTGATAGGGTGCTTGTACGTATGTATGGTCACTATGTGGTAAGAAAGATATACCTGATATCTCATCAAAGTATTTCCATACCCATGCACCTACATCCATCCACTCATCATCCTTAACACTGATAGTTACTGATGGTTTATGTTCACACCAATGACGTTGATATACTAACCAGTTTTCCATCTGCTCTATAGCTGTCATATCATTACGAGTAACAGCACCTTTAGGAGCTTTCATTGGAAAACTAAACACTGCAGTAGACTCTGGTCTGTATTGCTCATCTTCTACTGTTACACCCTGACCTTTAAGAAACTCATAGATAGGGTCTTTCTTATCCATACGGATAGTTCTTATGTAATGCTCAGCGTGACGAGCATGTATGCCGCTAGCACTATCAACGAGCTGAGAAACAGTCCCAGAAGGTTTAACACACGTAATACTTGTACTTCGTGGTATGTCAAGTTTGTCTGCGTATTTGTGATTGGTTCTTCTAGCATGGTCTCTCATCTCCTCTAAAAATTTAGGGTCAGGATTAGATGTTATCTTAGCATCCATAATACCTGTTAGTGATACACCAAGTAATCTTTCTTCTACTGTGTTCTTAGTCCATTCATGAGACAAGAATTGAAAGTTAGTTAGATTAGATTGTAATGTACCAAGTATAGTAGCTAGTCGCACTTTGTTAAGTAGACTTTCTTTAGTATCACCATTTCTTACAACTACTTCTGTTAGGTTACAGAATTGCTTATCACGTAAAATTATTTCGCTGCAAGGATTTGTTCCGTAACTCATTGTTTCATCACGTCTTTTCCATTTAGCAGCTTGTTTTTGTGCAGCAACTCTATTGAATATACCACGTTCTCCTGACTTAGACTTAACTAATGATACCCATTCATCCATGAATGTTTCCATATCAGGTTTTTCTGTATAAGCAACTGAGTTATTAGCTAACCCACGCCATGCAAAATCATTGTACCAAGCACCCATTTTAGCCTCTCTCATGCGTTTATCTGTAAGATTAGATAGTGAGATAAGGGCAGAACGTCTAACACCTCCTACGACTACAATCTCTCCTACCATACAAATAATATCATGGACCTCTAACGAGGTTAGTTTACGACCTTGAGCATGTTTGAATGACTCTATTACAAAATCAAACAATCTCTTTAATGGCTCAGGACCACTAGCACGACCACCAAATGTCTTTAGCCTAGCACCTGCTGGTCTAACATTAGAGTAGTCAATCTTGGGTATATCTCCTTCCCATAGACTAGATAATAGTTTCTTAAACGACTTCGCCCAGCCAAGCTTACTGTCACCAACAACAATAGTATCATCAGTGTTACTAAGTACCTCTGGTATGCTAGGTAGTTTACTAATCTCTTGTCTTTCACAACTAAATCCTACTCCTGTTCCGTTCATTAAAATGTATAATGCTTCACTAAAAGCTCGTTTATTATTAATAGCCAAATAAGAGCAATTGTAAGCAGCAATATTGTCTCTCTCACAAGCTTCTCCTGCTGACATCATAAGCCTCATAGAAGGCATTATTTCTAAATTAAGTACTGCTTCACGTATTTCTTTAAACTCTTTGTCTAACCCTTTGTTTTTAGACTTAAGGTATGTAACCATTCTATCTACTGTTTCTTCCCAGGTCTCACGACGTTTAAGTTCTGGTATAAAACGTGCGTATCTACTTGATGCTATTACCGATTGGTAAATATCCAATGCTATCTCCTGTTATTCTTCGTTAAATATGTCTAATTGATTAGAGTGTTCATCTAAATCATTAGATAGTTCTTCGAGGTTGTCCTCGATTTTGTCTTGGAAGTGATTAACTATATCTTCAGATGATATGTCTAGAATTTCTAATAGAGTAGTTTCATCTATTTTAGTTAATTCTTCGCAGACTTCTTTGAATGATAGAGCCATAGTTATGACCGACCTTTCGGTTTTTTCTTGACCTTATCAAATTGTTTATTATTAGGTTTATCACCAAAGATTCTGTCCCATCCTTCTTTATACTTATCACTTGGTACTGCAGTCTTTAACTTTGCACCAGGGATTTCGTAATCATTTGTACCATTAGTTCCTGGCATAATTAATCCTTTGTAAATTTAGGTTTCTGTACACCGACAAAGCCACATGATTGTCTGTCAGTAGGTTCAAAGTCAAATGATGAATCACTATTATGGTCTATAGGCATATAGAGATATTGTTCTAATTGACACATCATAATCATCGCACCTTGTGTAGCACAATTTTCATTGTAATACTTCATAGCATGGTCACAATTAACAAAGTTAGCTACATACTGTAAATCATTATATGACTCTGTATAACTGACTGCCATAACAAAATTACCTACACCTACTTTGTTACCTGCTTCAGCTTTTGTAAACAAACTTCCTATTAATGCATATAAACCAATAAGAATAACTACTATAATTAAATGACCTATACTTGTTGTAAGTAAGTTTCTCATTTCTTTTTCTCCTTGCTGCAATAACCACGCATGTTGTAACTACCCATGCTACTATCAATAGAACACCACCACTGACTTTTATCCCAGATTTTAGCAGGTTCTTTGCATTTATTGCAAACTCTTTTTGTTTTAAGTTTTTCCATTGTAATACATTTCTTTTAAAAGTTCTAGGTAATGTATAGCTTTATCTATATCTTCTATACCATTCTTTTGTCTAAACCTTGTAACATATTTGATTACATTACCTTCAATGAAACCAATGTTATTACTTGTTATAAATTCTATAGGTTGTATCTTATAATCAGTATAATGTTTACCACCTACTTGTTTTTTAGTTGCTGTCATAATAATATTATAGCATATATTACAGAGAAAGTCAAGCTATTTTCTATACTTTCTTTTTAAATAATGTAATGGTATTGCACATTCATCAAATGAACCATCCTCTACATTATGTAACATATACAATCCTCTCCAATGTTGGTTAGTTTGATGAGATAAATAATCTTCATCATGCATGTAACAACTACCACTGATGATAGATGTCATCTGTTTACCATCTGCTCTCATACCGTACGCTATATCATGTCCTTGCTGATGCCCAGCTACACATGACATATGCTTCTTAGTAAGTAAAGCACGTGCTGATGTTACTGGTCTACCCATAACACCACTAGCAAAGTAATGACTGTATGCAACACCATCAATACTAGTTACTTCTAAGAATGGAATTACATCCCATCCTGCTTCTTTGTATTGTAAATCATCAAATGATATAAGACCATCTAGCTTTCTGTCATACTCAATGGCTGTGTTAATACGCTGCTCATGGTTACCCATAGTCAGTACCATCTTAGGTTTGTATAACTTCTTCTT